TTAGGGAGTGCCATGATAATTTTCCTTAAAAAAGATTAAACGATGAAAGGGGCCGAAGCCCCGTTTCAAATTAGCCCCACAGACGAACGCCCATTTGTGGACGGATCGTGCTGTAGCCATACAGAACGTCGATACGGCAAGGCATACGGTCGTTGTTGATGTCGTACTGACGCACAACACGCAAGCTGATACCGTTGTGCACAGCGCGAGCAGCCATATCTACCCCCTGAGGCAGCAAGAGATCAGCTGTTGCGAACGTTATGGCGTCCTTGTGGTAGACCAAGTTTTGAGCGTACTGAGTAGATGCAGCACCCACGAACACCACAGCCTTGCCAGAAGCAGGGAAGCTGTCCACGGTAGCCAAAGCGTTGGCGGCAGTGTAGATAGGAGCCACAGTGATGTTACCAGCGCCGGAGCTGTCCAAGGTAGTTGCAGCAGTAGCAACGAACTGGAACAACGAACCGGTGGATTCACGGGTCTGTGGGTTCACAGCGTAGCAGTCAGCCACAGTGAACACATCGCCGATCTTAACCACGCCAGCGTTACCAGCGCCGGTGATGGCGATGGTGGTAGCGCCTTGCGAAGACACAGAAGCAGACAAAGTGCCGCCAGTAGCAGTACGCGAACCGGTGGTGAACTGCTTGATCGACTGAGACATGTTGATCTCGTCAAAACCCAACACGCCAGTGCCCATCATGCCGTTCTTGAACTGCTTGCTGATGGTGTCGGTGGGGTTTAACAGACCTTTCATGCCTTCAACCAGACCAGCGTTAGCGGCAGGGTTGACGGTAGCGTAACGTGGAGACATCACAGCAGCGTTCTCGTTCAGCTTCTGCTGGGCTTGCAACAGCACCAAAGAAGTTGAAGGAGTGGTGCCAGGTGTACCAACGCTGTTACCGATGTTCAGGTAAGCGTTAGCAACGTCAGCGTCGATGCTGGAGGCCAGCTGGCTGATACGAGGCTTCAACACACGCTCTGCGAAGTCATCCAATTGCATGGTCAATTCAGCAGATGTGAAGTTGACACCGATGTGCTTTTGGCTGGCAACGGTCAGAGTGGTGTACTGTTCGTTGTCGTCCTGAACTTGCAGGGCGGCGCCGTCAGTCACCAGAGCGCGGTCGGGCAAACGGATACGCAGTGTAGAGCCGATCTTTGCGCCTTCAACAGCAAAAGAATCGTCATACTGGCGGTTCACGTTGCGGGTCAACACGAGGTTGTTTTCCAATATTTCCAAAGACTTGCGTGTGATCATGTCAATGGTAAGAATCGAGTTACTCATTTCAATTTCCTTTAAAAGTTCAAGCTGATTGATGAGGACAAACGCCGCCGTTCTTATGTTTCCCTACTTGACAGTTCATACATAATACTTGATAGCCAGGAGGAAATCCTGATTTTCTAAGCCAACGGTAGAAACCATATCCCGAGCCTGCGTACAAGCCTGATTTACGTTCTTCAGCACCATTGTTATCAATATGGTCTATCGAAAGAAACAAAGATTCAGTTTCACCGCAACAGTTGCATTTGTATCCACCGTAAGCGGTATATACATCATGCCTGCAAATCGCTTGAGCGCGTTTAGTTTTGTCAGATTCTGATGCGCGAAATGCCGCAACTTCTTCTGGTGTTCCATTCGCAATCTTACGATCACGCCATTCACGAGCATGCTCACGGGATTTCTCCCTGTTTGCTTTTCGCCAATCGCGCATGCGCTGATTGAATTTTTCCCGGTTTCGTTCTCTATATCTGGCAGATGCTTCTCTGTTGCGTTGCCGCTTCAGTTCTTCAGCCGTCAAATCTAAATTGTCACTCTCCATTTTGTTCTCCTAATTTCAGGTAATCATTTTACCTGATTTCAAGAGAGTTAGCGGTTCTGCGATTGCAGCTTCTTAATCTGCCGTGCACGTTCAGCTTCAATCCACTGCGAGGCCGTCATGCTCTTGATGGAGCGAGGGTCCGTAGTGTCAAGTGCTGGCGCTCCAGAGGAGCGTGCAGTAACAGGAGAAATCGGCGCTGGCGCAGATGTTGTCTTTTTGACTGGAGGCGCTGAAACCAATTTGGCTTCAATTTTCCCAATCTCTTTCGCCTGACTCAAGGGCGACATGCGCGAGATACGTTCCGCTTCTTTAGGGTTAGAGCCGAGGTAGTACGCTAACTCAGGCCCAATCTCAGAAGACTGGATCGTTTCAGCCATCACGTTCGTGACTGGAAGTTTGGGGTTGTAGGCGACTTGTTCAAAGTCGTCGTACTTATTCCGTGCTTCTTCCTCAAGATCGTGGTAGCTCTCAAGAACAGCTGATTGCTGCTTTGCGGCTTCACGTTTGGCGATCAGTTCTTCGGCTTTCTGATAGGCCAATGCTTCCGCATAGGCTTCAGGGCTTTCAAACTGGTCAACAGACGAAGCTGCTGGCGCTTTCACGATTTGCGTTTCCGCAGACCGTTGTGCTTGCTCTCGTTCCCACTTACGCTGCTCTCTTGCGAGGCGTTTGCCGATCATCGCGTCAATTTCAGCTTGGGAGTATTTTTTCTCCTCGGCCTGTTCAACTTGATTCTCAGCGACTTCCGGCGTACTTTCAGCAACTTCAGGTGTGGCCGTCACATCCGTGGTTGGCGCGGAGTCTACTTCCGCTAGGGCTTGGACTTCTTCAGTCATTTAAACGAATCCTAAGATTCCTCGGTCAACCTGGCCGATACGGTGTTTTCAGCATTATGCTGGAATTTGTGCCCAAGGCAAAGCAGGTTCTGCGGCTTTCTGTGCCAATTGGCGTGCAATCTGTTCAGATACTTGCGCTTCGCCCTCGTCTTTAATCAGACGAGTGCTTGATTGTTCGTTGCCGTCAATATCTGTCCAAGTAACAGCGATAGGTTCAAACACCCACGCAAGTACTTGTTCTTCTGTAAGCTGGTCAAAAGGAATGACCGAATCGCCGCGAACCAAATCACGGCTATACGCAGCAGAGGCTGTATTCTCGCCATCAGTGGCTGTGACTGTTGCGTCAACTTTGACAACCAAATTGTCTTCAGCAACTGTGACTTTGTTAACCGACCATTTGAAGTCCATGATGTTTCCTTTTAGCAGTCTTCAGCGCCAGCAAATTCTGGCAGAGTTTTCAGATGTTCGTAGGCTTGAGCAATAAAATTAGCCCCACTCAAATCAGGTGTAAATTGGTAAATTTCTGAACCAATTTTTTGACCATCTTTTTGCGTTAAAAATGTTACATCAAAATAAACAATGTTTTTGGTTCCTTCTTGTTTATTTACTTTGCAGTATGCGTTTTCAAAAATAACTTCTTTGTCGCACACATTCAATGTGTATGATTTTTGAATTGCCATTTTTATTCCTATTTAATAGAACGTGAAACTTCAGCCCAGTAAACTGGGGCTAGACCTGGAGCAGCGCCAGAACCAATAAATGTAATTACAGAATTTGCAGTTGGTGTTACGTTTGTACTGCCAGTTAGCTTAAACGTAGTGCTGTTTATTAACGTACTGTTAGCGTCAGCAAAATACAAAATTATTTGCTGCCCAACAAGACCGCCAGTTAATCCAGTAATATTTTGAGGGGCGCTATTTGAAACAACAAGCCACGTTTCGTTTGTTGCACTTAATATTGCGCCAGCATTTGTTGAGTCTGTATATTTAGCTACGGGCAACGCACCATAGTCTACAGAGGCTTGTGGCACTAAATTTACAGCGTAATTGCGAGTTATTGATCGTGTAATCGCGCCTGTGCCTGTAATTGCGTAGCCAGAATTTAAATTTACGGAATCAAAAATATTGGTCGCGTACCCATAGGTTGCCATTGGGGTTACGTTAATATTTCCACCAAAAGTTCCACCATATACCAAAACAGGTTGTTGGCAATTTAAATTCATTCCAGCATTGGTCGAATTAATAATTGCATTAATGATTATGATTGGAGCGCCAGTTTTTACTCCAGCAGTGCCATCTTGCGTTAAGAAAGGAACATTTGGTGTTCCTTCGTTATACGCATTAATAACTGTAAAAGGTTGAGTTATAGAATCCACTGCAATCATGGCTGTAGTAGCGGAAAAAAAACTACAGTCATAAAAATTACACGATCCAGCGCCAAATTTAGCAAGATAAAAACCTTGAGAAAAAAAGCAACTTTGATATGAAATTAAAAGCGCATTTGTATTTGCGTTTCGGATAACTGCTGCGGCTTTATTTGTGCCAGATTGATTGTGACCTGTGGTTAAACGGCAATGGGTAAACGAAGAATTGTCTACTTGTATTTGACTACCAGTTGCGTAATGATGGATGTACCCTGTAGTAGGTGTGCATCCATAAAATTCACAGTTGCGGATGTCTATTTCTGTAACTGTAGCTACGCCAGGAAAAAGCCAAACACTGTCTGAAAATCCCCCGCCATCAAAAGCAATGTTTGATATTTGCAAGTAGTAAGCGCCGCTAATACTTACAAAACCAGAGCTTGCGGAACGCGCTTTAAGCGTTGCTACAGGAACGCCAAAAAAACCAGCTGACGATGGGGGTGGTGATGAAGGGTTAAATGATTCACCTTCTAGCACCAGACCAGTATTACTTGAGCCAAAAGTAAATGGATCAACTAAATAAGTTCCAGCGGGAACAACACCTTTATAGCCTTTAGCTGAACAATCCGCTATAAAAGAAGTCCATGCTGCCGTATCATTAGCCACACCATTGCCTACCGCGCCATAGTCTCGTAAATTCAAGACTGGCGCGTCAATTAAGGAATATGTTACTTTTGTAAGAGACATTTTTATCTCTTTTTAAATTTGGTATGTACCAGATACATAAATATTTTTACCTGATAATGTTACATTCGTAATACCAGTGTTTGTATTTAATGGATTGTTAATCGAAACATTAGTTGAGCCACCCACAAATAAACCAGCAGTGGATGTTCCGCTATTGCTTAAAACATTACAAGGTGAATAATTCCCGCTTCTTATCGTGAATGGCAAACCAGAAACTGTAGCGGAACTTACGCTTGCAGTTGCTGGATAGGTAAGCCACATATTGACTGTAACAGTCCTGCCAATTCTTGTATAAATTGCTGATTGAACAGTAAATGATAAACCTGCCCCAGAACCATCCGTAGGCGTCCAAGTACCTTCCTCATACCAGTTGAGCAACTGGCTCGTCATACCCGCTGCGGGAGTGTTGGCGGTGAAGTTGATGCCTTTGGCTGCGGTGGCTGGAATAATGTTGCCGCTTGATACACTAATTTGCAAAGTTGAATCAGTAGCGCCATAAAAATAATGGCTTCCGTCAGCAGTTGCTCTGTATTTAGTTAAAGAATTAGTCGCGGGGGACGCGCCGCCATCGGAAACCGCAATGTTTACTGTTTCTCGATTTAGCGTTGAATTATAGTTGTGAAAAATAGCACTGCCATATGTAGTGCCATATCGCATGATAGCTACGGCATTTTCAGCGCCATTGTTAGTTGCCGCAGCAAAAGATGTTACTTGACCTACTGCGCTTGCCGTACCTGATAGTAAAGCGCCAGTTTGAACAGATTTTCCGATAGTCAAATTATCTACCGAAACTTTTACTGTTGCACCACTTTGAACAATAGGCAATACTTCACTGCCTGCAAGAGGTGTTGATGCACTGGTCAGTGCGGATATTTTTTTATCGGCCATGTAGAACTCCTAAATTAAGCGACAGATCGAGCGCCAGAGAAGTGCATTCGCACAAAAATGTCAACGCCTGCGCCTGATGTGTCTGTATAGCGAATAACGCCGTTTGATGGCATTGTTAGCGTAAAAGCGATGCCGCCGCCAGAACCGTTTTGAGTCGCAAGAGGTGTAAACGTAAAAGTTGTTCCGCGAGCCACCGCCGCATAAACAGTACGGGTAGAAATGGTTGCTGCGTTGCTTTGTGTTGCTGTAACTGACAATGTACCCGCAAATCCCCCTGGATTGCCAAGATATGACACTGTATTAACAGCCAAATCAAGCGTAGTGGCAGATGGGACTGAGGCATTATTTTGAATCAGCAAAGATTCACCGATAGCAATTTGACCATCTGTAGTTTGGCTTGGGGAGTTGTCTGTTCCAATTAACAACTTGTTTTTGATTTGCCCATTACCAAATGTGTTTTGATCTTCAGTGCCATTGCCGTTGTTACCCATGATAACGGGATCACCAATGTAGAGAATAGCTGGCGTTTGATAATTACCAAATATAGCGTTTCCAACATACGAGTTAACTTTAAAAGTTTGGCCGCCATTAACTTCTTTAATTGCATAGCCTTTATTTGTTCTGGCTTGATCAATAACAAATGAATTTCCAGTAATCGTATTGCTTTCAGGTTGCAATGTTACGCCAGTTAACAAAATGCTTGCGTAATTATTGTCAGTTCGGTTTCCGTTCCAAAACGTATTACCAACAATAGACCATCCAATTGGGTCAATAACGCTAATGCCTTCTTTTAGTGGCGTCCAAAATGTTACATTAACAACACTAACAATACGAGATGTTCCAACAGCGTTAAGACAAACGCCTGTGATCAAATCTGGATTGCAGTCAAATTCACAATTAGAAATTCGTATTTGGTTTGTAAATGCACCAGATAAATAAATGCCACCATTGTACCGACTAGGTATAATTCCATTGATGTCCGAAATATCAATGTTGCCGCCGTTTATTAATTGAATAGTAAATGCGCGGGTATGGCCCCAAACGTAGCCCCCGCGAATTGATGAGTCAGAAACTCCCTCAAACAATATTGAATTATTTTGAATAAAACAATCTTCAAGCAGGTTAATCCATGCTGGGTTTGTGCTTCCAGCTTGCTTAAGAAAGTAGACGCCGCCAACGTTTGTGTTTGAATACTGCGTATCGTTGTGCCCAGACCTAACATGAACTCTACGCAAAACGCATTGAATTGGATTTTTAAAGAAAATGTCGTAATTTGTTTTTGCACCAGTAATAGTGTTTAACAAATACAAATCAGTAATAGTAACACCAGCAAGCTGCGTAGATGTTGTAGCTGGCGTATTGCCAAACGTCACGATGTCCGCATTTGTAAGAATTTTGCTTGTGTCACCAGTCCCGCGCAAAGACACCGCATTTTTCATCTCAAGCGTTGTGCTAACGAGATAAGTTCCTTTTGGGAAAAAAATCTCACCGCCGCCTGCTGCAAAAACAGCATTAACAGCGGCTTGAATTGCGGCAGTATCGTCAGTTACTCCATCGCCCACAGCACCAAAATCCAGCACATTGACTGGAGCGCCTGTAATCATCGAATATGAAACTTTGGTCAGTGCCATATGCGCTTAGTAGTATTGGAACTCAATGACCGAAGTCGTTGGTGGTGCTTGAGAAAACGTAAACGTCGATCCGGCAAGAGTGTACGTGTTCTTGTTTTGGTACACGCCGTTGATGTAGATGTTTGTCTGATAGATGCTAACAGGTGTAGTAGGCATACTAAAAACCGTTAACACGCCGTTGCCAGTGCCGTTCACAATCTGCAAGTTTGCAGGATTAAACGCGCCTGTAATGTTGTCGTAGGTGGCAATCAGAACATCAGTGGATGTCTTCAGCACAAATTTGTACTGCACGCCGTTGGCCAACCAAATCTCACCGCTGTTGGGCACACGCCCAGCTGCATTCAGCACGATGGGGTTAGGGTGGGTCGTACCACCTGACACGGAAGTGTATGTAGCCGCAGGGGTTGTCGTGCCTGCAAGGTATGTGTACAGCTTACCGCCGGTCAAGACCGAGCCGGTGTCAGTAAAGAACTGAGCAGCGACACCGGCGGCAGGAGAAAGAAGAACCGTTGCCATTTAGGTCACTCCAAAAGAATCAAACCGCCGTCCTCTTGGACGAGATTGTCGCCATTCTCGCACAACAGATTGCCAATAATGATGTCCGCGCGGCTTCCGGTCAACAATGTAGCAATCCCACCAAGTCCAAGACCTAGTGCGTTACGGAGGGCGACACCGAAGCTCATTGCTTATTGATCGGTTTGCAGTAGATCGAACCAGCGTCAGCCACTTGAATCGCGCTCACGCGCCAAGGTGCGCCGGTGCCCATAGGCAGATAGAACGGGATCGGAGTGTACGCAGGGATCGGGGTGCTGGCGGTGGTTGCCACAGCCGCAGGGCCAATCTCGACATAGCATGGAGTCGTAGACCAGATCACCACACCTTCAGGACCAGGATTCCAGTCGGAAGTGTTGCCAGCAGTGCCGGTGTAGGACGCTGTACGGCCAGGAAAATCGGCCTTTGATAGTGGGTTGAGAAGTTCCATGATGATCCTTATGCCAAGAATTTTAACTTGTACAGCGTGCGGAGATAAATTTCAATGATGTTGTCAATCAACTGTTGCAACGACATATCGGTCCGGTCAACCACATCATACCTAGCAGCTTCAATCTGTGCGAGTGAGTCTTCCAAGAATTCGATAATGTTAGCCGTTTTCTTGGCCGAATGCAAAGTAATTGGGCCAATTAAACCATGACGGCCTTGATAGGACTCAGCAAAGTCGTCAGCCGCATCAATGATGCGGTCATAGAAAATGTTAAGTGCCGTGTGCTTGGAAAAACTGCGGGTGTTCAAATGAACGGAATGGGCGACATCCCGAGCCAGAAACAACAAACCTAAAAAATCAGCGGCTTTCATTGTGGCATTCCTTGTGGTGCGTATTCAGCGCTCTCGGGCATCATCTCATTCTGTTCACGGCCAGGCATCTCGCCCACCAGATCGCCAGAAGTGATCATGCCGTGGACCGTGCCCATAACAATGTCTTGAATCTGCTCTGGCGACATAGATGCCTGCACTTGAGCCAAACGCTTGGTTTCGGCTTCGTATGCCTTGACTTGAGCCTCAAAGTCCTTGCGCTCCATGTCTTGCATCTCAATGGACTTGCCCACGTTTTGCAGCATCTGGTGCATCTGTTCCATCTCTTGACCCATTGCTTGCATCTGCATCTGAGCAGCCTGCAACGCTGGATTCTCGTCAGCATCTGACAAGAGTTTAGGGTCGATGGTTTTCTGGAACCGCTTTGCCATTTCTTGAGCACCGGGCCAGTCCATGTTTTTGACAAACAAGTCACCGGCCACAGACCACAGCTGGGGATTGCCCTGCAAAAGTTGTGCCATTGCTTCAAGCGCCTCTTGACGCTTGGTCGCGTAGCCTGGGCCGGTGGTCGCCACGACATCGTACTTGCCGACGCCTGGGTTGTAGATTTTCTCAATCACGATGCCTTGCTGGTCAACGATCTTGTTGACTGGCTCGGGCTGATCGGGATTGATCTTGACCATCTTGGTTTCGCCGTCCTCACCGATGATTCGGGCGATACGCTGGGTGTCGTAAATCTTTGGAATCAGGTCCACCAGCTGACGGGCCACATGGCGCACGGCACGGGTCAAGTTGTCACCGTAGTGATAGGTGCCCACGTCGCCTTCACGCTGACGCGCAAGGATGGCTTTGCCCGAACGTTCGTTGGAGCCCATGCCCAAACTGGCGTTGTACTGGCCTGTGGTGGACTTGATGTCCTCAGACGCGCCTGCCTTGGCCTGTAGAAGGCCCGTAGAGGCCATTGGAGGCTGTGCACGCTGGGGTAGTGGCAGGATCGAGCCAGAACCGTCTGTAACGTCCGGATTGACCTCCAAATAGGGCCAGTTGTTCGTGTTAGCGGTCTTCCACTTGTCTTCGTAGCCTTCAAATTGACCGCCGTAGCCAATAAACGGCGCTTTGGGGGCCAAAGCCAGCATCTCGGCCTCTTGGGATACCCAATAGTTGTACATGCGTTGGGCATCCTTGGCGTTACGCACCAAGCCCGAAACGTACAAACGGCCATCAACCTCAAATTCGTTGCCGACAACACGGATAACGGGAATCCACTTGCCAGCCCACTCTTTTTCTTCAAGGATTTCGTAGCCGTTGATCTTGCAGTACTTCACCCGAGGGCGCTCGGACACCCGATTGCGCTTAGGTTTGCCAAACATCGCCCGTAACGCCTTGTCTTCTGGCGTGCCTTCAAACGCTGTTTGATTGCCAGGGTACAGATTCAGGGTGGCTTTGTCGTAGTCGATGTAGTAGTACCCTGCGATACGCACGGTGTCTTCATTGAGCCAGTTGCTGATCGACTGATCACCCACACCAAGCGATTGGAGGGTCGAAATAGGGGCCGCATCGGGGTATTGACGCTCGTATTCGGCTTTTGTCAGGTCTTCGGTGATAAAACACCACTTGGCATCCGCGCCAGTGGGGTCTTGAATCAGCGGGTCCATGTAAACCGAGAAGCTGTTACGCACACGGCCAATCTTGATGTCCTGATCAAACGTATTTTCGTCGCAATACTCGGTCATCAGGGTGATGTACCCCTCGCCGTAGGACACCTGATTCTCGCAGGCGGTGTCATAGGCCACATCAGCGTCCGAGATGTACTCAATGTGCCGAATCATGCCATTGAAAATGTCTGCCACTTCAATGTCGGCGTTGTCATCCACAGGAATGACCTTGGCTCCAGGGCGATTTTGGCGCATGTCGTTGGTGACTTGGCGCACATGCTGAGGCAGTTTGTTGATGGTCAGCGTTGGACGGGCGTTAATTGTCTGGCCCTGCACCGCACCACGGGTAGCCAGTACGTCGGCAGGCCACTGCCAGTGGTTGTCCGGTGAACCAGCGTAGAAACGCAAGTCATCGATCTCATCTTCACGGGACTCGGCCAGCGCCGATACAGCCATATCCAGACGGGCACGCGCAACGGTCAGAATATCTGAGTCGCTTTTTAGTGGTTTGCCACCGGCAGCTACGTTAGCCGCGGCGACTATTCCGGTTGGATCAGCCATTAAAGACCCCTAAAACGTGAGGTTCGCGCATAAGCACATATTCTTTGCCATTATGCGTAAACTCTTGCCCTACATCGAAGTATACGCGATCCCCAACTTTAAGTTCTTTACAGTCAGGGCCAGCGGATAGTATCACACCTGTCGACATTTTCTCGTCAAGCGGTAACACCAGGAACGCATGTTTTTCAACATCACGCTCCATGATTAGGCAGTTTTGCAGGGCTTTTGGGATCATTTTTTTTTGATAATCTTGTTGGCCTTGGCGTCAATCTTAGCTTTAGACGATTCCGACAGATTGCCAGCTTTTACCTGCTGAGTAGCGCGTGCCTTGGCATTAACTGCGTGGGCTTTATCTGGCATCGGATACGAGCGAGAGCCTGGCATACCAAACTCAGACTTGGGCATGGCTTTACGGGCAGCTGTAGTGACTTTCATTTTTTGGCCTTTGGTTTTTCTGCCGCACGTTTAACTGCATAACTTATTGCAACTGCCTGCTTCACCGGCTTACCGGCTTTGACTTCAGCGGCTACATTCTTGCGGAAGGCTTCGGGGGATTTGGATTTGACGAGTGGCATACCAGTCCTTTAAGTGGCTGTGTGGAATATGGCGTAGTTCAAATGCAGCGCTTCAGAATAAGCGTTGTTTGTGATGTTTTTAATCACCACGGTAAACGAGCCGTCAGCGATGGCCGCGATAAACACGTTGTACGCGCCCACAGTGCCGCCCGAGGCTACGCTGATCACCACAACATCTTTGGTGCTGACAGTGCTGCAAGTGACCACAAACACAGCGTTTGCGCTTGGCGCAAGTTGAGCGTTAGCCGTGATGATCTGGCCCGACGGCGTATTGATCGTTACGCCAGTCGTTTTGTTGTT